TAAAATTTCAGAAGAAATGTTTGATACTTATGATCAATCATTTACTAATAAACCTACTAGTTTTCAATCTAATGCCCAATTTAATAAAGTAAATAATATAAATTATGAACCTCCTGGAACATTTAAACCTGTCGAAGAAACATCTGCCGATTGCTATCAAAATCAACTCCCTAAACAAAATATAACTTATAAAAATAATAATTTGTTTAAATTCAAAAATTTACAAGGAGAAACGTCAGCCGATGCATATTTAAATAAACAAAATAAACAACCGAAAATTTCAACTAAAAATAAATCAGATTTTACATTTATTAACCCTATTAAGAGAGTAAGTATGGCAAATGAAGCATGTTTAGATATACAGTCAGCACAGTTAGCAGATATAGTAATGAATCAGAATTACCCACTTTTTGTTGGTAATACACAAGTTTGTTTTGCACAAGGCTTTTATAAAAATTATATGTTAACAGTAGGACATTTATCTGGTGAAGTTAAAGTAAGAATTAATGATACTCTTTATGCAACAAAAATTATAGGAATGGACGAAATTAGAGATTTAGCCATTATTAAAGTAATAGGAAAAGCAATTTCATTTAAGGATATACGTAAATATTTTCAACGAGAACGTGTCAATAATTCAGTCGAAGGTTATAAAGCAACTTTATATTGTAGATCACCTACAGGTAATATTTTTGAAAAACCTATAACTCTTAAAGAACAAAAAGTTTTAGAAATTAAAGGAAATAAAGTAAAAGATGGTTTATTATATAACGTACATTCATTAGAAGGAAACCATCCTATTCAAACACAGGCAGGTTTTTGCGGTAGTCCAATGTTAATTTGTAATTCGGCTTATCCGGAGAAGATTTTAGGTTTACATGTCGCAGCAGATGACGTCCACGGTTTAACATCAGTAGTTTTTAAATCAGATTTAGAATTTGAAGAGATGGAAGAACAAACTTTAACAGAACAATCAATAGAAGTTTTACCCTTCCAACAAGTAGTCATAGAAGATATTGAATTGCCAGTAGGATTAAATTACCCACTTCGATGTGTCGGAAGAGCAGGTGTGTATAAAGATAGTCAGTTTTATTCAAATTCAGCTTATTCTAGTGATAAAACCCAAATT